TTACCCAATCAGCCTCAGGAAGGAAGAGCGGTCCATGACCCAGACCAGAACAGCCACGACCGAAGCAAAAACCAAAAATGCTCGCCTTCCATTGCGGAGTCCGGCTGATGGCAATGAAACCGCCTTTTTCCCTTTGAGGCGCCGCTTTTCCCAGGTCTTCAGGACCAGCAGATAGCCGGCATACACGATTGGGTATGCAATCAGCAGATTCAAAAAGGTGCGATGCGGCAGCAGGTCATCATGCGCCGTCAGCGCCAGCGCGCAGGCGGAACTGACCAGCAACATGCCGCTTTCGATGTAATCCTGGATCGACGCGATGGCCAGCGCTGCTTTGGGGGTTCCCCGCTGATGTCGGACGACGCCACGGCCCGCAGTCAACCCAGCCATGGCGGCAAGCCAGAACGAGCAATAGGAAAGGAAGTACGCCCGTCCGTCCGAGGAAGTGAAAAACGAAGCAGCGTCGGCGTCGTTCAGAAACACGAGCACCACCACGGGAGGGGCCAGCAACAGAAGCGCCAGCCCAAACAGCGCCCAATCGGCGCCGGTCAACTTTTCCATGTGGTTCATCTACTTGCGCTCCGACAAGGCATCGTCATATTCAGATAACGGCACAGGACGGCGGAACTGAAATGCCGTTCTGGTTGAATGCCCTAGGTTGCGAACGGTCACGAACCTCGGGGACGCGCCACGGTGAGACGCACCGGCCAGAAGCTTAGGGGTAACGCCATGCGTTCATCACTGCCTCGTGGCGGGCTGCGCACTCCGCGTACTGGAATGCCAGCGCGGCATGCGCCTGCGCCAAGTCATCCCAGGATGGAGAATCAACGCGCGCGATCGGCGGGCACGGCGCGCTGAGGTTGACGGGCAGCGTTGGCCGCGTCGATGGCGTCGTTGGTTGCGCGCACCCTGCCAGGGTCACGCACGCAGTCAGCAGGCAAAGGACGCTGAACAATCTCATGGGTATACCTCTCGATGACCTGGGGCCGCGTGGCTGCAAGCTGATCGATGCGGGCCTGCAGGTCGCCGGACAGCCCGGTCAGGCGCTCAGCTTCGGATTTGAACTCTTGTAAGTCTGCCACGCGGTGGGCCTCCTGGCATTCAGCCCGGCCAGCTTCTCGCTGGAGGTGCCCATACCAGGCGACGCCCGCGCCGGCGGCGCCCAATACTGCCGCACCAGCCACGCCAGCGACCGCGTATCCCTTCCAGCCGGCCAATGTCTTGAGGGCGGCGACGGTCATGCGCGTCCCTTCCAATCGCGCGGGATCTGGAAGTGCGGCCCGTCCTTGAACGATTTCCAGTCCCCGCCCCACTCCACCGGGACGCCTAGCTCGCCGGCGCAGGCCTTGACCACCGCGGCCAGGTCGGCAAACGCCTGCCAGTTGTTCCAGGGAATCGCACCGCCCACGAGCGGCGCCAAGTCGACGGCATGACCCAACCCATGGGCCTGCGGCAGGTGGTGGCTGGCCATGGTTTGGCTGGCTCCTTTCCTGACGTATTCGCGCTGCTGCGCCAGCGTACGCAAGCCTTCCACCACCGTGAAATCCACAGCCGTGCGCTGAATCGCCCGCTTCACGACGGCGACCAGATCGGGATGCACACCGATCAAGCGCGTCAAGCTGCGCTGTGAAAGCTGAAACTGGCTCATTACTCTGGGTTCTCCTATCATGCCCCTTTACCCCGCACGCGGTCGATCACGGCCTGCCACAAGGCACCCACGGGCAGCGCCTGCACCGCCTCCCAGGCGCGGGAGACAATGGCCATGCCAAACATCCCGGTGAGGAATCCGGCCAAGCCCTCCGGGATGCCGAGCATCAGCGAGAGGTAAGGCGCCGCGTAATAGGCCACCAGCGAGCCGCTGCCCGCCATGCTTAGCCGCGCGGGCCAAGATCCTTGCAGGTAGCGCATGGACACAACTGCGCCCAGCACGCCGGCGAACTTAGCGGCAAGGGCGTCGAAATCTTGAACGTTCAATTCCGTCCCCCGCAGATAAAGTAAAGACCGCCTTAGGCGGCCGCGTGATGCCGGCGAATCGCCAAATACGGTCGGTAGACGCGAGCGATGCAGCTATGCGTCCACGATCGAAAATGTCTCGCCAGACTTGGTGATGACTTTCCCGTCCCGCGCAGCCTCACAAACAACGGCGTCAGTCACATCAGTTTCCTATCGCGAAGAAATAGAACAGGGGGGACTGCGAGGTTTCGGCGCTCGTACTGCCAAACACTTGCAGCGTCGTGTTGGTAAAGGTCGCGACACTGATGCTATCCATCGCGTTTGGCGTGTTCTGGATTTGCGGTATCGCCACCCAGGCCGCGTTCGGAAAGGCCAGCGGAAACGACACCGACGCTGCTCCAACGTAGTAGTTACCCGTCGCCGTAGTCATGTTGATCGTGGCGCGTCCCCACTGCAGAATCACCCCGCCAAGCCACGACGGCAGCGCCAGGTATCCGTTCAAGCCCAGGGACATCGTCACGCCAAACCTGAGTTTTTTCGGTGTCACGACAGTGGTGTCATCGATGCCTGCATTAGTCTGTGCCTGCGTCGAGACCTTGGCGATGCCGAGCACGCTTTCCGTGGCCTGCGTCACTTTTTTGGCGATGGCCTGAAACACCTTCAAAGGCGTCACCGCCTTGGTGTCATCCGAGCCTGCCTCCGCTTCGGCTGAGGATGCGATTCCCGCCGGCAGGGCAATCCAGTTCGCACCACCCGAATCCGGATCCGTGCTGTTGTTCTCGGCCAGATTCAGCCAATAGCCCTCCCCCAGCGATTTTTTCAGCATCGCACCCTGGGGATACCCACCGATGGCCGTACTGAACGCGGCGTCGTAGGGATACGCCCCCCCGGCCTGCTGCCACCTCGCTGCCGCACTGAGAAAATTCAAAATCCCATTGAAATCCGCCCCATAAGGCGGCACGCCGCCCGCCGCCAGCGGCGTCATGGTCAAGGGTGGAAAGCCGTCTGTAAACGACGCCGCGCCCGGCGTTACGCCGATCTGCGAGGCCACCGGAATGGCATTCTTGTTGCCGCTGTCCGCAAACGGGATGGCCGATTTGAGAGGTGCGTTGCTAGCTTGCATTGATAAGCCCCGAAGAAGTGAAATAGACGCCCGAGCCAAACGGCTGCATCAGCGCCTCGTTGAAACCGAACGTGGTGGAAAGATCGACCTGCAGGACATGCGCATGTACCGCCGCCGGTTTGGGAATGGCACCGGATTGGGTGAGGATGGCGATTTCGTAGGGGGCCAGCGCAAACTCGAACACATAGCGGAACTCCATATGTCCCGTGTCCGACACGTAGCACCGCCCGCGCCCGGCGAAGAGGTTTGACAGCAGCTGGTTCAGGCTGGGCGAGGTGCAATCCGAGATGTTGGCCAGCGCCTTGACCAGGATCAGCTTGCGGTAGGCATCATCGGCAAGCCGGTACGTCTGCGTGGACTGCTCTCCCGTATAGAACGGCGCCTGGTTGAACGGCTGCCCATCCAGGGCTTCGTCAAAACCCAGGTAGGTCACGTCTCCGGGAACTGTCAGCATCCGCCCGACGTCGACAATCCTGCCCCAGATGTCCAGCCCGAACCCCTGCGCGGTCTCCACGTTCCAGACGTAGCGGTAGAACGCATCGAAATCCGTCTGCGGGTTGATGTAGTCGTCCATGTTGTTGATCAACTGGACGAGCGTCGGGCTGTTGGCGTACTGGCTGATGAGGGTCCGGGAGGCCAGGCCCGGCTTGGGCACGACGTTCATAGCAACGTCACCGCAATATCGCCGGCAGTGACCGTGGGCCGGCGGTTGATGGGCACCGTCAGGCTGGCAGCCGTCGGCGACGCAGGCCCCAGCAGCAGCGACAGGATGGAGACCGAGGGACTGAGGGCCGAGATGGCCGCGTAAAACCGGCTTGCATAGATGGTGGAGCCGATGCGCGCCCGTTGCCCGCCATCCGCGCCACTGAAGGCGTCGATGATCGCCTGCCGGGTCAAGGCAACGATGTCCGAAGGCAGTGCCGGGTTGTCTGCCAGCTTCACCTCAAACAGCACGGGCAACGCAGCCGGCGTTTCCCACTTCACGACGTACGAGGGGTAGGGATAGGAATACCCTTGCCTGTCCTCGATCGTGTATGACGTGTTGCCGTTGTAGTCGCTGCCATTGCTTTTTTTGCGCCAGATCGCATCGGCGATATCCGCGGCCTGACCACCTGCAACGGCCACCCAGATCGAGTGCGGTCCCAGCGTCACCCCTCCGATTGTCCTGGGCACGGACATGTCATTCTCCGTCACATAGGCGTCGATCACGCCCTCTACGTTCGCCACGTTCGCGTAGATCGCGGGCAGCGAGCCGCTGGCGTTCAGCGCCACCGACTGACGCCTGCGCGCTTCGAATTCCGCGCGGCTCTCCACGTCGCTGCCCGGCGTGCCTGCGTCGGCATTCGACACCGAATCCCAGCCGGGAATGGCTTGGTAGATCTGGTTCAACGCGCCGGGCGCGCAATCCACCGGCCCATCGACCGTGCAGGCAAAGGGAAGATCGATGCTGCCGCTGGGTGGAATGGTCCCCGCGCGGGTGCAGAGGTAAAGCCTTCCGTCCACCGTCTGCGCCCGCGCGCCCACCGGGATCGTCACGCCGGCCAGCCCATTGCAGGTCGCAATGACGGCGGTAGGCGTGCCAGGCTTGCGGTCCAGAAAGTAGATCCGCCCAATGGCGTCCTGCATCCGGTCCGCGGCGAACGCCGGATCGACCTGATTCACGTACGCCGCGAATTCGTTGTTCTTGTCGCCGATGATGGCGGTCGTACTGGAGGCGAGCTGGCCCTGCGGTGATTCCAGCGCCAGATTCAGTCCGCCGCCGAATGCGGCGTCCATGTCCGACAGGACACCGGCCAGAATGGCGGATTCGTCGGGCAGCACCAGCCCTTCCGGCATGAATTGCACGCGCGGCACTTGAGAGATATTCGGCATGGTTTCCTCAGAAGCTGACGGACTGCGTCGTTCCGTCCTGCAAAGTGATGTCGACGTAGCCCGCCAGGGCACGATCGGTGATGGAAGTCAGCGTGCACACCGCGCGCACCACGTCCGGGACAGTCAGGGCCGCCCGTTGGACATGCTCGCGAGCCAGCGCCAACGGCGGCCGGTGGCCCAGGAACTCATCCCAGTACGGCAAGCCCAGCGCGGTGTTGTAGAACAGTTCGCCCTGGAACAATTTGATGGCGCTGGCCACGTCCTGCGCGACGGCATAAGGGTTGGATGCCATCGCGATGTTTCCGGACGCGTCCAGAACCAGGTCCCAGGCGCTTCGGTCTAGCAGTAGTGTGTTCAATTGGGCGTCCCCGTGTTGGATGGTCCGCTTTGCACGCCGGGATGCGTGTGCGTGCTGCCCACGTCCCTGCCGTTGTTGCGCAAAGTGCCCTGCGTATTCATGTCGCCCTGCCAGGTCGACGTACCGCCGAACGATCCGGCGCCTTGTTGAACCGTCCCGTTCAGTACGATCCGAGGCGCGTTCAACGCGCATTGCGTGCTGGCGTTCATCTCGATGTCCGGCGCCGTCACGGTCACCTTCGATGGCGACACCACGTGGATGCCTGTCTGCGTGAACTGCACGTATTGCACCGGTGTTCCGTTGAGCAGGCCGCCGAGATACAACCCGTCCGCCATGTCGTGCGAGCGCCATGACCCCGGATTGCTTTGCCCCCGCGAGGCTTTCACCAGCGAGATGTCCCGATTCGCGAAGGCCGCCATCCCGATATCTCCGGCTTTCGGGTCCAGGATGATGGCATCCGATCCGCCCTGCAGGCGGAAGTAGGGCAAGCGATGCAGCACACCATGCGGAACCGCATTTCCGGCGCCATCGAGCTGGTTCACGAGCGGCTGCACGTCCACGAAACCCACCGGCGACAGTCCGCCGGAATTCGTCACCGACACCACCTTGACGAGCGTCGCCGTGGCGATACGCGCCAGCGCCTGGTTGATCAGGAACTGCAGTGCGCCGAACTCGCTGTCGCCCTGACCTGCTTGCGCGAGGCCCGCGTATCCGAATTGCTCAGCCATCAAGATTCCTTTTACATACCGCCACGGACTGCCAGACACCCCGCGGCACGTCTGCTTCCAGCTGGTGGGCCAAGCTCACGATCGTCCATTCGCCCTGGGCTGCGTGAATGGCGCTGGAGACCCGCACTCGCTTACCAAGCGCAAGATCCGGGTTGTAGAGCGTCTTCAGGGCGAGGCCGCTGCCGGTGAAGGCGGGATACCCGATAAGCCCGGTCTCGGGCGACACCGCAATGGGGTCGCCTTGCCTGAAGCCGTCAGCGGGCCAGATCGCAAGCACGCCCCGATCGATCGTGTGGCTGATCCGGGCCGCCTGGGCGCAACTGCGTAATTGGTCCATATCCGTTCCGGAAAAATAGGGATTGGCCAGGACGGTGTTCACGCCGCGGCCTTCAAAGGTGTAGCCCATCGCTGTGGCGATTTCCCGCATGACTTCCTGAGCGGGCGTGGCGCCCGGATACGACCTGGGGTGTGCGGGCTTCACCTCCTTGGCGCCCGCGACCTGCGCCATGACGGTCAATACGCTGTCGGGCGCCATGCCGTAGTCCGCCCACGCATTGACGATTTCGCCCTCGTAGGCCACGCAGGGCGCCTCCACATCGCTGCCGGCATGCACGCGAACGAGGTTCAACCCCCGGCGCTCCTCCATGACGGGCCCGATCGTCGTCAGCCTGTTCATCGTCTCCTGGTCCAGTCCGTACACCGTCAGAAGCAGTTGAGGCCGGTCGCCCGACGCGTGCATCGGAATCTCCGCAGACACGCGACGGCCCCTGAGCGTCACGTCCGGACCCTGCTGGTCTCCGTACCGGCCCTTACCCAGGCTGAAGGTCACGTCTATCCGGCGCTTGGTGAATGTCATGGCTCGAACGGCTCCAGGTACGACAGGACAAAGCGCGATCCCAGGCTGTCGTATTGCGGGTCGGCCTGTCCTTGGGTGTCCTCGAAAGCCAGGTCCCCGACAAAGCCCAGATAGGCGGACCGCACGAGTCGCACCCGGTCATGGCACAACACCGCCGTGACGACCGGTGCGTCGTCGACCTTGAGGTCCAGGTAGAGCCCCGTCGACTTCTGATAGACGGAGATCTGACAGTTCTGTCCAGACAACACGACGCTAAGCGTCTGCGACGGCACCGGATGTAGCGGAATCCACTTCATTGCGCGCGCCCCCTCTCGCCTGTGCCGTTCTGAGGCCGACCGGACCGGGCGACCTGGCTGGTCGGCTGCACCTGCCCGTTGCTCTGTTGCGCGGCGCCGCTGGGCTCCTGGGTCTTCGAACCCTTGGCATCGGGCAGCTCCCGAACCAATTTGAGGGTCAACGCAACCACCAACATGCTGGCCCCATTCTTCTCGCCCCGCTCGTAGGTGTAGGTCGCGAGCGTGACCGAGGGGTAGGTGATCTCGGGCGTGACGATCGAGTAAAGCTCAGTGCCGCGGACCATGCGTTCCAGATCTTCCAGCATGGCGCTGCGCGAGGCCTCGTAACCGGAATGCGCCAACCTGACGATCACTTCCCACGCTTTTTCGGTCTTGTTGAAAGGAGAGACTTCGCCCTTCTCCACTTTGGCTTGGGCTACTTCGGTTTCATGCTTGAAGGTGATGCCCAAAAACGTGTCGAAGACAAGCGCGGGCCGCCGCAGCGAACGATAGAGGCCCCACTGGGGAAGCCCGAAAATCGATTCGACCAGGCGCCCAAGCGTAGAGCGTTCCTGCGCGGGGCGCGAAGAATCGTTCTCCGCCCGGAATACCGCAGGCACGCCCGGTTCCGCCGGGACATCGGGATAAGGAATGAATGGCATCAGAAAATCCCCGTATTGCCTTGCTGGATAAGACGCTGGCTGTGTCCCAAGCCCGCAAGATCACGCGCAATCGCCGGCCCGTCCGACGCCTGCGTCACCAGCGTGATGGCGCCGTGGATATGGGTTTCGGACGTGCTGCGCGCCGGCATGGTGGCGTCGGCTGTTTGCGACGTGCCGGCCTGCGCCGCCATGGCCGTGACCACCGCGGCCGCGCCGCCCTGCTCGCGCGCATCCCGGATCAGCGCCGGGTAAAAGGGCGCGGTGGCGGCCGTCCGCTGCCCCACGTCACGCATTTCAACCGCTGGCGGCTCGACACCCAGCAAACGGCTCAACGCCACGTTGATCGGCCGCGACGTCGTGCCGCCCACCTGTGCATCGCCTGCGGGTTGCGCCGCGCCCCGCGACTCCCAGTCAACGAAGCCGAGCTGCTGCTCCGGCGTCGACTGAGAAACTTCCACGCCAAATGCCCGCTTGAAATCGGCCGCCCGCGTAGCCGTCCACTCACCGGCGTCATGCGCGATGTCCAAACCGCCCTTCGAACCCGGTTCCGGCGTGTCCGCCCCGCTTGAACGGGCAACGCGTCCGGACGTCTGCCCGCGCGAAACCGCCGGCGAGCCGGCCGATTGCGCATCATGGCTCAAGGCGTGTAAGGCAATGGCCGCCACCGCGCGTCCGTCCAGGGGTGGCGCGGCGCCTGGCGACAACGGGTCAGCACCCGCTTGCGGAAGCGATGCGCAAGCCGCCTGAAGCGCGGACGCGAGGCCTGCGACCGCCTTCGTCGAAGACAGGATCTTCAACGAACCCAGCGCCAGCAGTGCATCCTGCCACCGGTCTTCGCGCTGATTCGCGATTGCTGTTCCCAGTGGAGCCGGCTGGTCCGCCCCGTCGCCATCCCGGGCCAGGTTTGCTACCCATGCCCCGCCGCGCCGGTGAGGATATGCGGCCGCGCCTGAGGCCGCCGCGAGCAACCCGTCACCTTCCTTAAGACGGGTTGCGACTTCACCGGCCGGCATGAACGCGTTTGCAAGCACCGCCGGTTGATCGACGGGCAACGGCACAGTTACGGCCAGGCCGCCCGGCGTCAGCGCCACGGCGTGGGACGCCTCGATCGGCACGTGACCTTGCAAGCCAAGGCCAGGACCCGCAGCGGCAAAGTTCCTCAGCGCGCGTGCATCGCTGCGGAACCTGCCCAGGATCGCGATTACCCCTTTGGCGCCGGCCTCCATGGATCGGAAGGCACGGCCCGGTTCACGGGCCGCTTGCGCAAACGCCTGCCAGGCGGACTCTGCCTTTTGAGAGAAAACCCCGGCGTTCCAGTTCAGCGTGACGGCCAAGGCGTCGATAAGAGTGGCCATGCAACTACCTCGGTTCGGTTAGGACACGCCTGTTGTGTGCGTCCACCGCAATCACTTCAAGCAGGTTGTACAGGTCTTCGGCACCCAGGACGGATTGCAGGTCGTGCAGCAGGCCCGGGTGCCGGGAGATCACCACGCCAATGTTGCGAGGCAAATTGGCGTAATGGATCAGGCGCGGGCCGCCACGGGGGACCTGGAGCCCGAAGTCGATGGGGTGGCGGCCATGAAAAAATCCAGGTGCATGCCCAGGATTTTCTTGCGCAGCGTAAGCAGGGTCGCCACTTCCTCGATGTCGCTGGGTACGAGCCCCCGCGTCACGTCCGGACTCGGCTGGATCTGCACGCAGTCCATCATCTTGTCGAGCAGGGGCTTGGCGCTATCGAAAGACAGCTTGGCGATGGCGTTCAACCCCATGGCGGCCACGCCCGCCAAACCCGCCTGAGCGATGTCGTCCGGAATCTCCACGCCGGCGTTCATCAGCGCGAACAACGCGCGCCCGCCCCACTCCTCGGCCTCGTAGGCCGAGAGTTCGGTCAGGATGAACACCTTGCCCTTGTCGCGCCCGTCGGCGCCGATGGTCACGGCGATCTGCTTTCTCGCCATGTCACACCAACGCCGGGGTGACGTTCTGCCAGGTGATCTGGAACGCCATGGACTGGAGGATGGCGCCCGCAGTCGGGGCCGCCGGCGCTACCGTCAGCACGCCGCGGGTCAGCGTGTACTTCCGGTCGATCGACGGGATGCTGAGGGTGCCGTGGGCGTAGAAGACGTCACGAGCGGTCCGGGTCGCCGACATCCAGATCTCGAAGAAGCGCATGGACGCCGAGTCGGGCTGCAAGGTGATCGTTTGGACGGTGGCCTTGGGCACGTAGCTGGCCGACAGCCGGCCGTCCACGCCCATGTTCACCTGCGCAAGCTCGTGCGCCGCGAAGGCGAAGGATGTGTCGGACGCGTAGCCCTCGATCTTCTGCGGAACCGGAAAAACCCCGCCGACGGCAAGCATCAGAACGGAATTGGCACTGGTCAAAGTCGCCATGTTGAATCCTTAGAGAATGGCCAACGAGGCCAGGGTGATTTTCTGGACGGAACCGCCGTCCATGTACCAGAACGTCATGGGCGGCGTGCCGCGCGCTTCGCGCACTTGCGGCGTCGCATCCTTGATCTGCAGATACCAGCCGCGAGTCTGGAGCGTGTCGGAAATGTCCACGCCGGCCATGCTGTTGACCTGGGATTTCTGCTGGTTAGACAGCGCGACGCCCGCGCGGATGGCGCCGAAATTGACCGCCGCGTTGATGGGGTCCAGGCAGGCCGCGTCGATCATGGTGTAGCCGTCGATGTTGTAGGGAACGGCGTTCACCTGGGTCAGCAACGACATCAGCGCCTGCTCGAACGCGGCATTCAGCCAGATCTGATTGACGTAGGTATCGACCCACTTCCAGTTGCCGCTGACCTGGCCCGGATAGAGAAACCGGAAGCGGTCGTTGCTGGTGGCGTAGTCGCCGTAGAAGTTGTAGCCGTTGTCGATCAACGTCTGCGCCGTCGTGGCGTCGGTCACGGAATAGGCCAGGCCGGCCTGGCCCTTGAACGCCAGGGTGGCCCGGCCGTTCGTGCGCGCGAAGTCCAGCGAGGCGATGGCGCCCAACACGAACGCCGCGTGGTGCGGGTCCTGGTAGACCGGCACGGAGCCCGAGTATTCGTTGGCGCTCACGATGGCGGCCCAGTTGGACGTATTGCCCTGCTGCGACGCAGTGACGTCCGTATCCCAGCCGACGTAGGCGTAGCGGTCGCCTTGGGCGCTCGTCCACGCCGAGAACGCCACCTTGCCGTCCGTGTCGGGTTCGAAGGCCGTCATGAATGCCGCCCAGTTCTGGACCAGGTCGGTGATCTGGCCCATGTTCACGGCCGGCACGCCGGCCGCCGCGCCTTGCGACAGCACGGCTCCGGTTGCCTGCGTCAGCTTCAGGCCCGCCGCGATCGTGCCGCTGCCATGGGAAATCGCGCTTGCGGCGCCCTCGGTGCCCGAGGTGATCAAGAACGCGGCGCGCTGCGCGTCATAGGCGCAGGTCGCGTCCAGGGACGTGAACGCCGCTTGGATGATTGCCGCGGCATTCGAGAAGCTCGTTGCCGTCGACAGGTCGATGTTGCCGGAGGTCTTGGCCACACCATCAACGGTCACCGTCAGGACGCCTGACAGCGACAGCAGGTCGGCAAGCGTCGCCGTGGCCATGGAACCGCCCCGCAGGTAGGCGGAAACCGCCGCTGCCGGGTACTGGGCGAACAGCAGGTTGCCCGGCTTGCGGGTCGAGTTGTCGAACCCATTGAAGTAGACGTTGGCCAAGCTGGCCTCGGTCGAGGTCGGACCGAAAAAGCGCTGTACATCGCGCGCGCTCGCGAAACTCTGGATGGCGCCGATGGGGACGGCCGAATCGTGGGTCAGGATCAGGCCGTTGAGGTCGAGCGCCGATCCGCCTGCTGCGATCACGCCCGGGACGACCTGGACGATTTCACTGGCGGGAATGGACATAGCATTAAGCTCCCGTAGGATAAGTGGTGTCGACTTCGATAAGGCCGACGTGGAGTTGGTCCGCGAACTGCTGCGGCACGGTGATAAAGGGGTTGAACTGCAGAAAGGCGTCGAAAGACCACCGTTCGAAGAACGGCCCTTCGGCGCTTGAAATGGGCAAGTGCGTCATCGCGCTCGCGGACAGGGGCTGGGCCCGGCCCAGCGTTCCAAGAAACTCGCAGCCGACGGCGCTGCACAGGACAATGGACAGCGCCAGCGCCATATCGTGGGCTCGCGCGCCATAGCTATCGATGCGAGCGGACCACTGCGTGGCCTGGGTGATGGACAGCGTCCCCGTGGCGGTGGCCGGATCGGCGTAGACCGCGGTCGGCAACGAGAGTCCCTGTGCCGCGAGCGGTGTAATGACGACGCATTCGCGCATCGGGCTGGGAACCTGACCGGGCAGGCCGCGAACGACGTCGCAGTCCACCAGTGTCTCGAAGAACGTGATCAGGTCGTGGACCAGCTCAGCCTCGGTAATGCTTATCTGAACGCTCATGCAAGAGATCCGTACCAAAGAGGAACACGCGCGATGGCCGCGCCGAAAACCAGCAGGCCCCGGCTTCGCCGGAGCCATAAATGCAAAAAGCCCCGGCGGGGCCGGGGCTTCAATTCGTCAGGGCGCAATGTCCCGGACCTATTGTGATCGATTGCGTGACCGGAGGGGCGGGGTCTTGTGACGGTAGCGTCACACGCTGTCTGCCGTGCGCGGACACCTCGAAAAACCTGGGTGCACGCCTGAAAAGAAAAAGCCCCGGCGTGTGCCGAGGCTTCATTTCCTTGGGGCGCAATGCCCCGGACCCATTGTGACCGAATGCGTGACCTATGGGAGGGGCTCTTGTGACGCTACCGTCACCCGCCATGCATAGGTGCGTCCGTGCCCGCCTTGCTGCGGTTCCTGGATCAGCACGCTGCCCGTGTCTTTCAGCGCATCCATGGCGCGCTGAATGCCGCGTTGCAGACGGGTCTTTTCCGCGATCGACAAGTCGCGGCCGTGCGATACGTGGCGGACCAGCTCCATCAGGCGGAACGACCGGCCGGGATAGCACGCCATCAAATCCATGACCTCGTGCGCGTACTTCATGCCAACCTCCTTTCGACCAGGCTACGAAACAGGCCGAGGTACAGCTTGTATTCGATTTCGGTGAGCGCCACGCCGGTGGTGTCGGCGATCCAGTCGAGCGCCTTGGCAATGCGCTCGCGATTATTCAGTTCACCGAACATCACGTTCTTCTGCGGATACTCGGCGATGATGATCATCCGCTCGTGCCAAGGCAGCGCGGCGTGCAAGTCTTGCACGACCTGCGCATGATGAAGATTGATGGGCCGGTAGTGTTCCTCTTCGGAAAGATAGACCGCCATGTTGCCCACGGTTTCGCCGGACCAGGTCCATCGCGCCCAGTTCCACATCAAATCGTCGCCCGTCAATTTATTCATCATCCACCTCGCACTGTTTGCATTCTTTCCCATAAGGCCTGCCCTGAAGGTCATAGGTCACCTCCGCGCTTTCGCTCTTGGCGCGCCTGAGCATGTCGGCAATGCCGCGGCTCGGGTGATCGCCGCGCGCGATGCGCGCTTCCCATTTTTCGATCCAGCTTCGGTGCGGACGTCCGCGCTGCCGCAGCACGTTGTCCGCGCCCATCTTCCTGAGCGCCGCCTCCGCTTCCTCGCGCGTTGCCAAGGTGCGACCAGGCGCCGGCAGCACCAGGCGTGGCGGCGGAATGTCCGGCCAAGCGCCCTTTGCAAGTTCTTCGTTCAAGGTTTTCTCCCAGCGCGTCTTGATCGCGCCATAGGTGCAGCCAAGCAGATCCACCGTGCTGACACCCACCGCAGTCCAGTACACGGCCGGATGCGACCACACGCCCGTCTCGCCGCGCTTGCGGGCGGACATGCCGCGCACTGCCTCGTGAAACGCCACTTCCGGCACAGTCCATGGACAACAAAGCTTGATGAACTGCGGCAGGGTCGGCGGCCATTCCTGGGTCAGGCAGGCGACCAGACCGCGGCGCACCTGCGCCTCATTCAGGCCCTCCAGCTTCTGATTCCAGGAATCTTTCAGCTCGCGCGCCGACAGTCCCTGCCACTGCTGCGCGAACTTCGCGCCATACATGAGCCACATCTCGCTCACGACCAACGCGCCCAGGGACGTGGGCTGGATGTCAGCAGGTTGCATCGATCGTTCCCATGAATTTCTCGCGCGGACGGCTATCGGCCGCCAGCGCATCCCGCAGTTCATCGGTCCAGTCCGACAGGCGTTTGGCCTGGCTTGATGACGGGGCGGCCCGAGCCGCGGCGCGGGGCGGGTAGAGACCCTGATAGCCCCCAGCGATGCTGTTCGCAATCACGGCGCCGGGCGCATGACCTTCCGCCCGGTAAGCCGCGAGCTGCTGCAACTGGCGCTTTGCCCCCTCTTGCGTCACCGGCTTTCGGCGGATCTTGCGGTCAGCGACCCAACTGGCCCAGTCGTCACGCTCGAGCCAATCCGGAAGTTCGATCGTCGACGCATCGAATCCCGCGCCGCCACGGGGGCCCGGGGGATTCATCCTTGTTTCCTGGTTCCTGGTTACTGGTTCTTGGTTGGCTTGCGATCCGGTTGCCGCTGGGGCGGCGTCCGGTTTTTCATCGGAACTCATGACAAAACCGGCCGGTTTCCCGGCCGCCATCTCATTCTTCTTTGGCCGCCCTCCCCGTTTGCCGTTCGCCTTGGCGGTTTCGGCCTTGACGTGATATGCGGCAATTTCGACGTCAGCCCGCTTGTTGTGCCAATAGCCGTCCCGCAGGTCGAAGAATTCGCCCAGGACCAACGAAGTCGCCTCCTTTTCCTCGTCGGTCCGCGCGCCTACCCAACGGAATACCTGTTGCAAGTTGTCTAAGATTGGCTGCTCTTCGGCGTAATAACGCCGCAAGAGCCGGCTGTAAATGGCGTCTTCGAGCAGGCTCAAGTGCATGGTGGCCTGGGCGTAGTCGCCGATGTTGTGGCTGTAGTAATTCATGCGTGCTCCAGCATCCCGGCAGATTTCAGGGCCCCGTCCTCGGGGCTCGGGGCGGCGATTCCTCGTTCACCCTGTGCCGGCGGGCGTTCCACGCCTCAAATACCGTGGGCCTGGCCAGACGCAGGAACTCTCTCCACGCCTTCGGCATGCCATTGCCACGCCACTGCGACACCGCGCCAGCCGTCACACCACAGAGCGCTGCCACCCTGCCGGTGCCGCCCAACGCATCGATAAGCGAAGAATCGTCGTTTTGTGTTTTCATGGATAAATCTTAGAATGCTAAGATATCAAAAGCAAGCCATCTAAGATGGTTTTTGTTTAGCATCCTAAGATGTCCTTCCAAAAACGAATCACGCAGGCATTCAACGAAGAGGCGTCGCGCCGCGCGGACGCGGGCGAGCCTCGCCTCACCAAGACAGACCTGTGGAAAGCCGCAGGCGCTTCATCGGGCGCCGCAACGCATTGGTTCAACGGGTCCAACGGCATGGACATGGCGACCTGCATCAAGGTCGCCCCGCTGCTGCATGTCAACGCGCAGTGGCTGTACGACGGCAGCGGTCAAATGCGGCCGGACAACGATGACCTGGGCGCGGTCCCCGCGCCAGCCCCCTGGCCCTTCCCCAGCATCCCCGAAGACCAGGTACGCGCCCTGTCTCCAGAACAGTTGAACAAGCTGCAAGGCGCACTCGCGCTGGCGATCGCGCAGTTGAAGCTTGGGATCGACGTCGCCTACGGCTCGGCGGCGCCGCAGGCCCCGATGGTCCTGCGCAGCGACTCGCTGGTGGACACCTATATGGCGCGGGACGAATTTCCCATGCGCATCGAGGGCATGCCCCCGGCCCCTTGGGAAGGCGGAAAAACCACGTACCAGGCCGAACGCGAACACCGCGTCCGGCTCAGCACAGAAACTGACGTATTCGCCAACGTGGGCGCGGGCGAACCGCCGGCCGCCAACGACAAGTTCGAAAAAGTGCCCGAGCTGGCGGATGTGCGCCTGGCGGCCGGCGAGCCCATCGAAAACCACACCGAGGAGCAGACTGGCATGATCCAGTTCCGCAAATCGTTTTTGAAGTCGGTGGGTGCGGGCAACGGAAAGGCCCGCGTCGTGTACGCCAAGGGCGACAGCATGGAACCCGTCATCCGCGACGGCGCCGCCCTTCTCGTGGTTCCCAACGAAAGCCTGACCCTGCAGGACATCGCCGCTGGCGGCGTCTACGCCATCAATTACGACGGCAAGATGATCGTGAAGACCGTGGCGAGAGAGCGGCTGACCGGACGTTGGGTCGCCCGTTCGTTCAATCCGGCCTATGCGGATATCTCGCTGGAAAACGGGCACCCGGTACGCGTGCTGGGCCAGGTCGTTTGGGCGGGTTGCAGATTGCCCGACGATGAAGCGGGGCAGTGGGTGAAGTGCTAGAGGCCGCTCGGCCATCCGCATGTGCCAGTGAGGAGGCGTGCCTCATTTGTCGCACACGTACAGGATCGATGACTCATCAACGGAGCAATATGGCCTCCGCGGCTCAAAACGATTGGATTGCCTGAGCAATTAGGTCCGGCAGCCGCCGCCCATTGCCCGGCAGCTGCTTGTCGAACCCGCGGCGGAAGACGGACTTGGGCCAGGACGGGATCGACGTTGATTCGCCAGGGCGAGCGCTGGCGGCAATAGTCGCGTTTTATGATCGGTGGCACTTGGTCAAAATGAACGACAGCGCTTGGCGCATGCCGTCTGCCACCAGATTTATGCCGCAATTTTGCGAACCGAAGAACAAAAAGCTGCTTAGTTGAGGCGCCCTTCCTTCGCTCGGACCGCCAGCACGGTCTTATTATCTTTCGCAAGGTCGCACTCATAGGTCACTGTCGTGAATGCGCCAAATCCGTTTTGGAATTGCACCTTGTCGCCGAGATAGGTGATCACACCGGACTCCTTGTCCTTCCAGCGAAACCGGTCGAACTTGGATTCAAGGAGCCCGTCCGTCCACTTAAAGTCGTGCTTCGCCAGCTTCTCAACTTCTCGAACACAATACACGCCGGCCGATATAGCACCGGCATTGCCCAAACACGAGAGGTCAGTCGCTTCGCAAGCAGCCGCCTCGGTTTTGGACGAGGATGCACCGGGCTTGGACGCATCGCCTTTATCACCACCAACCACGAAGTAGATAATCGCGAGCGCCACGATTCCCACCAAAACAGGGTGGGCCTTCTTTTTAGGAATTGACATCTTCACCGGCGCGCCACATCCAGCGCACAGCTTGGCCTTGTCACTAACCTCTTTCCCGCATTCTTTGCACGTAATGAGCGCCATTTGCGACACCTTGTAATAAGAATGCTCAGAATGATATCCCATGAGCGGGACGCCTGTCTGCTTGGTAGCAGAATCCCTAGTCCGCGCTGCGATTGGCCCAAACTGACCAATGAAGCCTAACCGTCCTGCTCACCCACGCTGTCAGCATGTTCTTTATCGCTGCTGCGGGCCGGTATTTGGCCGGGACCGGAAAAATCTGGGTATGGCTGTTCTTCGTGCTCAGCGCCTTGTTGCTGACGAGGAATTTCGTCAACACCGGTTTCGGCATGGATCGACTCATCTCGTACGGGGTCGGCCGCGTGTTCGCATCCTGCCCTTATTCATTATTGCGGTGCTGGTCCAAAAGGCGTTCGGCGCGCTTGGCATTGCCGCATGGTCCGACGTCATGACCGCCCTGCCGTTCCAAAAGGGCTAAACCCATTTGTGGACCGTCCCAGTGGAATTCACCTTCTATCTTTGGCTACGCGGGCTTGGCCAGGTGGTTTGGGCTGGCGCCAGGCTGCGGGATGATGAGGCTGGGCAGTGGGTGCGCGCTTAGCGAATCTAAGACCTGAGCCACATTGCTAGGCGGGAGCCGGGACAGATAAATACTGCGCCAGGGGGTACCACTGGCGCAGCAAGAAGTCCAAAAACTTAATTAGTATCTAGTCCCGGCAAATCAAGCTGATCACCAAAAAGCGTTCTTATATGTTGCTCGTACTCTTCAGATGATTTGGATCTCCCGGTGACGCCAAGAAGTTGGCCAAGCTGCGTGCGCAGAGCTTTGACGCCGATTTCAGACAAGAAAGTATGCAGCTTCGCATTGCCGTCGCCACTCTTTGCCTTGAGAGCCCTGGTTAATTCCAATATCTTGCCACTGCTACATGCAAGCGGACGATAAACGTGGTCAATAGTCAGGAACTTAGCCTTCCATGGACGCCCACGCTCAGGCTTGTTCAGTTGGTATAGCCGGTACCAATGCTCATAAAGTTGAGGCGGGAATTCCCGTTCATACTGCCAGCCGCTAGACCAACGCGGCGCACGCGTGGCGGCCTCTTTCATGGTCTGGATGGGCTGCAATGCGGGGCGGTCGTTCACGCATTCGGCGGAGCGGCTGGCGCAGTCTGGCGCCTTCGCCATTCGCGAGCATGCTTTCCTAGCCGCCTGGGCAGTCGAGAACAGGCGCATCCGCTGGCTGAACTGTGGCGTGCCTACGCAATACGACAACGACGTCCTGGCGTGCATGGTGTGCTGGTGGTCGGGCCATTCGGCGCAAGCCCTGCGCGCCATCGCACACAGCCAGATCGAGGCCGAGCACGCGAAAGAGCGTGCCCGATGGATGGCAATCGCCCAGGCCGACCCCGACCACAAGGACAGAGGCGCAAATGGCTGACCTGGAACGCATCAAACGCGTGATGCAGATGTATCACTGCAGCCGTGAAGGCGCAGAGCGATATCTAGATCTCCGCGAAGAGGGCTATACCAAGTATCAGGCCGCGCTTATGGCAGGCATATCCGATCCTCATGACCCGGAGGACGAGCCAAATGCCTGACCTGATCGAACGCCTGGTCGCCCACCTCCGCGAGTGCGCTGAAACCCTCGCGGCCGACCAGATCGACGAGCAGCGCGCCATGCGGGCCTATGCCGATGCGATGGCTCTGCTGAATGAAATGCCTCATAAATATTGCACCACAGGCGGCAACGCCTCATTAAAGGAGCAATGATGGCCTCTCCCTACCTCACGCCTGACGAGGTCAAGGGACTGACGGGCTACGTCACGCGCGCCGCGGCATGCCGCTGGCTGGATCGCAATGGATGACCATACGCCACGCCCGCCGGCGGCGGCTGGCCGCGCGTGCTGCGCGAGTACCATGACGCGCGCCTGTAGGGCTAAGAGAAAAGGCGCGCCAAACGTGGCGCCGAACCTAATTGGAGATGCGCGGCATGATCGCCAAGCGTACGAAGCACCTGAAGCTGGGCCTCCTACCTCGCATGGATGCGCGCCCGCGCGCCAAAGGCGGATGGACTTTCCGCTACTACACCTATGATCGCAAGTATCAATCTGGGCCACGACCGCGCCAAGGCGATCAAGCGAGTGCTGGAGATGGAGCAGCGCGCGCCGGACATTGGCACGGTGGCCGAGCTGCTGCGCCAATACATGGCCAGCGGTAGCTTCAAGAACGAGTTGGCTCCCCGCACCCAAGACGACTACATTGCGGCCAGCAAGGAGATCCTGGAGCGATTCGCGGACATGCCCGTCGAGGACGTCAAACCGCCGCACGCGGCCAAGAAGGGCCCGTCGTCTCACGTCATCGGGCTCATGGCGAAGTTCATCGCCCTCACCGGCCGGCGCCGAGCAGAGTTCTTGAATCTGCGAAAGACGGACCTAGGCCAGGTTGGGATCGTCGTGGGCTTTGCGACAGCCAACGCCGGAGATGCGCTGCGCCGCGGGCTGATCGAATGGACGCCGACCCTGCGCCAACTGTTCGCCGAACTCGCTCAGCTGGACCGCAAAGCGCGTGATGGGAAGTCGGCCATTCCGGAATCCATGTTTGTGTTCACGAACAGGGATGGCCAGCCTTACACCGAACAAGGCTTCAAAGCGCCATGGTCCAAAATCATGGGGGATTGGGTTGAGGTGGCTGGCCGCGAGCGGTTCACCTTCCACGACCTGCGCGCCTACTATGTGACCGTGCTGGTTGGCCGGGATGAGAACCCTAAAACGCACGCAAATCCGGCAACGACGCGCCGCATTTTATATCCGACGCCGAGTGGTCAAAATCAAGAGCAGTGCCTGACGCATACCACCATTCTTGATTCATGCCACCATTTCGCGAAACGCAGAAAAGAAAAAAGCCGCTATAAGCGGCTGATTTCTATAGGAATTCTTGGGGTGGCTGATGGGACTCGAACCCACGACAACCGGAATCACAATCCGGGACTCTACCAACTGAGCTACAGCCACCACTGGTCTTGCTTTGCACATTCAGAATTTACTGAAGCGCTTTCGTCGCAGCGCGTCTTTGAAACGTGTTTCGAAAGAAGCTCAACAACGAAGAGGCCGAATTCTAGCACGTTTTTTTAAAGCGTGTGAAATCGCCCCGAAGCCACACGTTTGCCACCCGCGGCAGCCTTGCTATTCTTGCGCTTGGTTAACCAATGGAGGCCGCGTCTCACGCCCTCGCCATGGATCGCATACACGCATTTTTGATCGAATACTGGCCTCATATTGCCTTTGCCATCAGCATCGTGGCGGGCACGGGCGCGGCGGTGCATGCCGCGATGACCAAGCAGGATGTGCGGGCGGCCATCGGCTGGGTGGGGGTGGCGATGTTCTCGCCGATCCTTGGAGCCCTCTTCTATTTCGTCGCCGGGATCAACCGTATCCGCAAGACGCGGGTGTCGCAGCAGCGCGACGACGCCATGCAGGAAGATGCCGAGCAGGTCGAGACTGCGCCGGTCGATGTGGTGGCGATCTCGGGCGAGCAGTTCGCGTCGCTGAAGGTGCTGGGTGACCGGGTCAGCCGGATTCAGCTGCTG